GTCGTAGAGCCACTCGGCGAGCTCGCGGGCGCCGCCCGCCGTCGTTCCGACCCTGATGAGCTCGACGGCGGCCTTGCCCTTGAGCGCACGCTGGCCGAGCTTGCAGCCTGATAGAGCGTAGGTCGACCCGTCCCGGGAGAACTTCACCCCGAAGGCCATCTTGCCGCGGTAGTGGTCACCGATGGCGTCGATGCGGGCGCCGTCCCACGATGCCCGCGGGATGGCCCTCGTGAGCATGGCCGCCGGGCTGAACCAGCCCAGGCGCTCGTGGGCGAAGCCGGTGATCGAGCCGCCGGCAAACTCCGTGCGGGTGAAGTCGAGCGACAGGATGATGCCCATGCTCGGGTTCGATTCGTAGATGAGGTCCACCACGTCGTCGAACGTGGCGTCCTGGCGCGGGCACTCGTCCGTCGCCCACGAGCACCACTCGGTGCTCGGGATGTCGCCGGCTAAGATGGCCGCGCGCGTGCGCGCGAACACGGTGCCGGGGCAGTCCTCGTTGGGCGGCGTGCCCGTGTAGATGATCTGGCGCTCTCCGGTCGCGGACGCGGCGAGCGTGTACATGATGGCGTCGTACTGGGAGTCGGTGAGCTCCTGCGCCTCGTCGAACACGACGAGCTGGATGTCATCGAAGCCTCGCGCGCTTCCGTTGGTGCGCGCCGAGAACTCGATGGAACCGCCGTTGGTGAGGTAGATGGCCTCCTCGCCGTTCGTGCGGCGGATCCTCTCGACGAGGCACGAGAGCTCGGGGTGCTCCTTGTCCGTAAAGTAGCGGACGAGTCGGTTGAACGCCTTCTTGGCGGTCTTCACGCGGTGCGCGGTGTGTAGGATGTGCCAGCCGCAGACCGCCAGGCGGAACACCTCGTATATCTCGATGACGGCGTTCTTGCCGTTCTGGCGGGGCACGTCCAGGCCGCACGTGACGTAGGCGGGGCGGCCCTCGGCGTCGCACGCGCACCAGTCGGACAGAACCAGGGACTGCCACTCGATGGGCTCCATGCCCAGGTCCCCGCCGAGCTCGGCGGCGTCCTCGCCCTCGGAGTAGGCGACCTCGCCCACGGCGACCCTATACCGCGGCTCTTGCCTTCCGCGCCTCGTGGCGCTCGGCGATCGAGAAGAGCTTGGTCTGGACGTTCCGGACATCTGGCGCCCCCTCGTGGCCGTCGGTTATGCCGAGCTGTTTGTTAAGCTGCCTGATCTCCGCCGACGCGGTCTTCAGGGTCGCTATCTGGGGGAAGGACTTCAGGTCCCCCATGTCGTTCTGGTAGGCGGTCTGCTCGCCGAAGCTGTCGAGCTCGTCCTGGGCGAGCTCGACGATCTTGTACCACTGGCAAAGCAGCGCGAGCGTCGGCGCGTCGGCCTGGGTGAACGAGCGGCCGGCGGTGAGCTCGTCCCACTTGGCGCTCTTCACGGGGTCGCCGGCGACCGCGGCGGGCTTCTCGAGGGGCATCCGCCACCTCCAATCGGCATAAAAAAGCCGCCCCGAAGGACGGCTTGCGCGGCGGTAGGATTTGCACCTACGTCTCCTCAATCAAGGGCACTCCTCGTACTGTGCTACTTTCCGTGCTTCCTATTTTCCCATATGCTGACAGCCTTATCAACCATGGCCTGCTCGTCCGGCGTCAGCCTTGCCGCGCCCTTCGCCGAGTCGTTCTCATTGTGGTTGTAGCCGTGGTGCGTATGCGGGCGCTCCCCATTATGCGAGTGGTCCACGTCGATCTGCTTCGACCTCTTGTTCTCGTTGTCGAAATAGACGATCGATTTCAAGTCGTCCCCCTCGACATGAGCGTAGACGCGCCCGCGCGTCATCGTCTCCATGAGGGTTTCGCTGCCGCGCCCGTTCTTAGATACGAATTTGATGTTCCCGACGGTCAGCACCGAATGGTACTGGCTGCCGTACGGGTTCTTCGGGTTTCCGCGCTTATCCACGCTCCACCCGCTGCTGGCGCCCCTGCCTCCCACGGAACCCGCCTCCCTTGTACTCGACGACCTCGCAGCCGCCGAAATCGAATCCAATGTCGCCGCCGTAGAGCAGCACGCGCGCGGGCTCCAGGCGGCTCATTGCCTCCGCCATGCCCTCGCGCCAGACGGCCAGGGCGCCCTCGTCCCCCTTCACGCCGACGGTCGACACGGCGACGGTCGAGCGGCGCGGGACGCCGTCGAACGCGAAGCGGAAGCTCCGGCGCTGCGCCCACGACAGGGTCGGGACTACACGGAGGCCCTGCTCCTGCCACCAGTGGCCGAGCGCCTGGGAGCGGTAGCGGTTCCACCGCTGCATGGCGTCGGGCATGTCGAGGTAGAGCGAGAAGTCGGGCGTGAGGACGCAGTCGAAGCCGCGCAGGCACTCGAGGTAGGCCGCGGGGCGGGCCCACACGCGCTCGAACTGGTAGTTGTCGATGAAGAAGTGGCAGCAGCGGCCGGCCTTGTCGGCCTCGGGCGTGCTCTTGGCGTAGTTGAACCCGATCATGTCCGCCGGCTTGGCCATGCACCGCTTCACGCGGGGCATGCCGTCTCGGCCGCAGTCGGACCGGCTGACGAGGCGCAGGTTGTACGCGTCGTCCGTCCTCAGGCGCTCGTGGCCGTAGTCGAGCCGCTTGCTCTTGAAGTCCAGCCCGAACCTCGACATGTCGAAGTCCTTGAGGCTGCGGACCTCCTCGCGCAGCATCGACTTGTTCCAGGTCGCCACCTCGCCGGTCTTGTTGTCGGCGATGCGGAAGGCCTTGATCTGCTCGTCGGTCAGGTCGTCGCAGTACTCGATCTTGGAGTCGGGAATCTCGTCCCACCCCAGGCTCCTGCATGCCTCGACGCGGGTGTGCCCCCATACAATAACCGGGCGCTCGCGGCTCTCCAGGCCGATGGTCCCGCGCAGCCCGAACTCCTTGATGGAGTCGGCGACCACGGGGACGGCGGAGGCGTTGCGGCGCGCGTTTCGCTCATATGGGACGATTTCGTGTATCTTCACGTACACACCCGCCTAGTTTTTCTCGGTTTAGCTGCGGTTTTGGCTTGACTTCCGTAAAAAAGCGTATTCGGGGGTATTGCGGCCCTGGCGCGGGATGGTGGCCTCGTCCCTCCCGGCAAAAGACCCCCGTGGGGTCGAGCGCCGAGGCGCATCCCCTACCACGAGGTCGTTGCCCGAGGCTGTTTGTCGGGCACGGACGGGGGACCAATAACCGAGGCGCGATCGTCCTTGAGTGCCTTGCACAGCGCGACGAACGTCTCGGGCGAGCTCCAGGCTGCGCGGCGCGCGGCGAGCGCGGACCGGACGGCTGACACCTCGGCGACGCTGCGGGCGCGACGCCAGTTGTTGCAGCAGCGGTGCGCGGCGGCGACGTTGTCGCGGTCGAAGGGCGATCCGCCGCGGCTGACCGGGACGAGCTCATCGCACTCGAAGGCCCCGGGGTTGCCCGGCGGCACCCCGTAGTCTATGGGTAGCCCACATATCCAGCAGGGCCTGCCCTGCGAGCGGAGCCACCGCACGACATGGCGGCGGCGGGCGCCGTTGGCCTTGCGCGGGTTGCCCATCCCCTACCACTCCACCGGGGAGCGCCCTCGGTTGGACATGCACGCCTCGATGCCCCCGTAGCGCAGCGCCTCCAGGCGCACGCCCCCGGCACCCCCAGGTCGGCGGCGGGGCGCCGCCGTGACCCCCAGGGCGCGGCGGAACGCCCACGCCATGACCGTGTCTTGGCGTGGGCGGATCGCGCGATGTACTCTCGGCTGACCACGGGCATCATCCCCTATTGAATTGAACGCAATAGAAAGGCCGGAGTCCCTGAACTGCTGAAGGGAACCCCGGCCACTCACCTGTGCTTCCACGCACATCCGACCCGCAAGCCGCGCGGGCGGCGCTGCGAATCGACACCCTAGTTATATCCCAATCGCAACGTGCAACGGTGTGCAATTGTGTGCAATCGCGTGCAACTGTAGGCAATCACGCGCAACGGTGTGCAATTGTGTGCAACGGCGTGCAACCGCGTGCAGTCCGTAGGCAAAGAGAAACCCGCCGGCGTGGAGCCGACGGGCAACGATAGAGATATATGCGGCTCAGACTGCAGCGCGGCCAAGACCCGATCGGGCGGCCGCCAGACCGACCATATCCGTCCAGTCCAGGGCGGCACACAGGTCGGAGTTCACCGACCTCACCGATACGCCCAGCGTCCCCGCGATCTCCTGCAGCGTGCGGTCCTCGCAGTAGCGCAGCTCCAGCACGTCTCCCCAGCGCTTGCCGGGGTTGGCCGAGCGCACGCCCGCGCAGAGCTCGCGCCCGCGCTCCACCTCGCGCCGCAGCTCCGACAGCTCCGCGCCGCTGCGGCGCTCATAGTCGATCCTGTCATCCGTCGAGCGCATGAAGTCCGTCCCGTGCGCGCCCTTGCCCACGGCGTCGTAGCGCTGAGCGCGGACCTGCTCGCGCGCCTGCATCGACTCGATGACCGCCAGGCGGCGGTCGATGCCGCGCTGGGCGGCCCGTACAGTCTCCAGATATTCCCTTGCGTCCATGTGACCTCCCGCGTGGTACCATGCTCTACGCCATATAGAGGATGCCGGGAGGCGTCTTTGCCAAAGGCCGCCGGCGCTCCAACGCCAGCGGCCTTAATTATATATCTACCTGCGGAAACTCAATATCTCATCGCGGCCTCGCGCCGCATGGCCATGATCTCGTCGTGCGCCGGGCCCGTGGGCGCCAGGTAACGGTCGACCTTGTCGCTCTTCGGCCTGGCGCCCCTGCGCCTAGCCTCCTTCGCGCGGTCCTGCTCGTGCTTTCGCCGGCAGTCCTCCGAGCAGTACTTGGCCTTCGGCGCCTGCGGGATGAAGATCCTCCCGCAGACCGCGCAGTTCCTCTCCTGCACGTCCCACATCACGGTCATCTCATCGACCTCCTGCACCTGCGGGCGCGGCGCGCCTCGATGCTCTTGCGCACGCGGCGGTTCTCGACGATCATCCGCCGCAGCCTCTCAAACAGTCTCATCGCTTGGCCTTCCTCGACCTCTTGAGTGCGCGGGCGCGGTCGCGCTCCAGCGCCCGCGCCCTCCGCTCCGTCTCCCCGATCTGCGCCGACGTCACCCGCGGCGCGTCCGCCCGACCGTGCGCGAGCGCCCGGCGCGCGGGGCCCGACACCAGATCGGGCACCGTGTGCCAGGCGGTCGCGCGGAACAGTTCCACCGCCGAGCGGATCACCGGCTGTTCCAGCTGTCCGCGAGCATGGCCACCGCCTGGCGGAACGGCGGCAGGTCCATGCTCCCCCATGCGATGCTGTTCGACATCCCGCAGGCGGGGCACGTCACGCTCATCACGTTTGGCTTGGTCAGGGAACGCTCTCGCACGTCCTCCACCTTGGGCTCGACCCCGCACCGGGGGCACGCCTTGAACTCGATATCGTTAAAGGTCACAGCTTTCTCCTGTCTCGTTGAACATATCTCCCGTCGTGCGCCATCTCGAGTACGAGTCCGTCAGCATCGCCCAGAGCAGACAGAGCGTCGAATCCTCCCTCAGGCTCTTCGCGGCAAGCATCCGAAGGTCGTACGTAAGCCGCAGTGCGCCGCCGCCGTCTGGGCAGTAGACCTGCACGCCGGGCGGCAGAAGCCGCTCATCTTGTAGCTCGTGCGCGAGGTCGCGGGGGCACACGAGCCAGTTCTCGTCACCGAGGAACGTGAGGCCGTGGCCGCTCTTGAAGTCCGCCATGCACGACTTGACCTCGACGAAGACGAACCTACCGTGCTCGAGCGCAGCGTTTCGGCCACCACTGCCGGGAGAGAACGCCACGAAGTCGACCCTGTGGTCGGGATCGACCCAGACTTCCTGCGCGACGATGGCGAACTGCCTGCGGAGCTTCTTGGCTACCTTCTCGGACAGATCGGCGGTCACATCCTTGCGGCTCATTCGCCATCACTCCCACCGCTCTTCCGTGCGTTGTAACTATTTACCTCGCGCATACGGATGAAGCAGTTGCACTCTCGCGCCACCCTTTCAGCAGACTCACAAGGGCCGACCAAAATGCTCCCGTTGAAGGCGAAGAACTCACCGCTAATCTCATTCTCGAAGATTCGGATGTGGGCATTAATGAGTCGGTCTGGAGTCTCGATACGTGAGAGCCAGAAACATGCCGTCTCATAAACTCTCGGCATTGCGTCGGTCAGCCTGACGATTTGGGCATCGCTGTTGGTTCGAAAGTTGCGGAACAATAGGCCGCACTCACCTTCGAAACCGGCTTCTTTCAGGTATTCCTTGGCCTGCCAAATCGTCTCAAAACGTTTAGAGCACATCTCCGTGACGCCTGACGGCGTGTCGGTGATCTCGATTGCGTACATTAGTCCTCGCCGCCCTTCTCCGCCAGCCTGAGCTGCTCGCGCACGACGCTCTCCTCGTCCCACATCCACGAGTACATCTCGAAGACCTCTTCCGAGTCGTCGATTACGACCTTCCACGGCTCCACCTCTTGCAGGCGACCGTCCGCGCGCATGACCACGGCGACGGGCTTGCGAGTCGGCCCAGCTACCCTGTCGCTCGAGGATATGCAGCGGTCGAGGTCGGTGAACGTCTTGTCGAATATCCCGACTAGCAGAGCCTTCTCGTAGCCGGTCTTAGAACCCATGCTGAAAGATTGAACGAAGCACGGAACAAGATTTCTAGTCAACATCAGTCCTCATCCCTCAGATTTCGGATGCGCGAGGCGACGTTTTCGGCGATGTGCTCGGCATAACATCCCACGTATGGTCCGGCTCCTCTTGCGTACTCGTCCAAGTCTTTCAGTAGCTCCCTCCAGCTGTCGGGTTGGGTGAGGTGCAGCCTCGCCGCCATGTACCGATGCTCGACGGACTGCAGGCCAAAATGCCCGGAGAACCACCAGCTGTCGGTCATGCGCATATACGTGGCCTTGTCTGTGAAGAACTTCTCCCCGTATTCGTCGTACAGCACCTTAGTGTCGAGCGGTATCTCGCGTCCCAATGCGTCCTTAGGTAGCTCTATCTGCTTCATTTAAGCTCCTCTCCGCAGAACGGGCAGTACTTGATGTCCTCGATGCAGACCGTCGCCGTCACGTCGGCGCCGACGGTCTCTCCGCACGAGCCGTTGACTGAGACGTCGAGCTCCACGCTGGTATCCAGCTCGACCCTAACGATCGGCTCGCCGTCGTATCGGCGCGCTAGGGTCATGGAGCCCACAGACCAGCTTCGGACGTCTCTGCCAGGCGCAGAATGGACTGACGCGATGCGGGATCCACCGCAGAAATAGCAACTCATTTGCCATCACCTACCAGCCTGCTTAAAAGACGCTCCATGCTCTCATCGCATATTGCGAGCGAGGACACCTCGCCAGCCCAGACCTTTCTGCCTGCGACGTTGACGAATGAGATCTTGTCCATGTTGACGATGTACCTGTAGCCATCGTCGTCGTATAGCTCAATGAAATCTCGGCTCATTAAAGCTCGCCCCCATTCCAGCCGTCGGGCATGTCCTCGATACGGCGTTTCGTCCTATACGTGCGCACGGTGGCAATCTCGAGCTCGAACGTGCGCTTGCACTCAGGGCACTCAACCTCTTCATCATCCTCGTCGTAATACCACGGGTCATCGATGGAACTCTCGCAGTAGGGGCAGATCAGGCGTTCCTCAGCGCACTGCTCGTTCTCCCATTCCCTCTCGATACGGACCTTCCTTAGGCACTCGTCACATATCGAGTATCCAGACTCGCCTAGAATGCCAGCCATCGGATGCGAGTACTCCCTATAGTTCGGAGTAGGCTTCCCGCACCAAGAGCAGGTGTACATCTTTGCCTCCTCACTCACTTCTCGCTCCTTTCCTCCTTGACTTCCTCCTGCAGGCGGTCCCGCAGGGTGCCGATGCGCTCGATGGCGTCGTCGGGCGTGTGACCGTCCCACTCGGGTGCGCGGTCGAGCACCTCGCACGGGAACATGTCCCAGTACGGCTCGATGTCGTAGTGGTAGGTGGCGGGACCTGCGGGCGTGTCGATGCCCACGATGAACATGCCGTCGTACATCGTCCCGTCATGGTGGTGGAGCGACTTCCACGAGCACCCGCGGAACATGGCCACGATCACCGAGAACAGCACCGCCCGGTGGTGGTAGAGCTCGTCGAACGTGTGGTACCCGTCCGATGTGGAGCCCGTGACGGGTTCTGGCTCTATGTGCCGGATGAGTTCATGCACCTCATCGATGTCGACGTTCACAATGCCGCAGACATCGCGGGACGGATGAAGCCCGAGCGCATACAGGACATCCTCCCCGTCGGTGACGCTCGTGACGGTCGGCCATGCGAAAGGGTCTTCCACGGTCTCGACCTCGAGGTTCCGGGCGAGCCTCTTAACGTCCTTGAACCACTCGTTCCTATCGCTCATTTCGTACTTCAATCCTTCTCGATTTCCCTCTCCTCCGCGACCATGATCAGCGCCTTGTTGAGGCATCGCCTCGCCTGGCGCAGCTCATCGCAGATGTCGCACCCCTGTCGCAGCATGTCGCACCCCCTGAGCGACCTCTTGGCGTCCTCGAGCCTGCCGATGGCGAGGTCTATCCAGTCGGCGGGGCCGCACACGTAACTCATCGCGACTCACCCCTCACGCCGAAGACCTCCGCGAGGATGTCGCCGGGCGCGGCCACGAACGGATCCGCGCTGATCGGGTCGTACATGACCTCCAGATAGTCGGGATAGCCGTCGGTTATGCCGACGGTCAGGACCTTCATCTCGGTCTCCTCGCCGTCGCCGGCGGAATCGTCGGGCTCGTCCACGGGCAGGCACTGGTAGCCCCAGATCACGCTCACCTCGTGCTCGTCCAGGATGGTCTTGGTACGCTCGATTCGCATCCGGTAGCCGCCCACCGACCCCGTGTCCTGTGTGTCGTCGGCCCAGGGAATCCGGTGCCTGTCGAGGGCGTCTCGGTAGGCCCTCATCACCGCTGAGATCTCGGTCAAAACCTCTCTCACTCTCCTTCTCAAAAGAATTAGGTGTTCTTTGCGCCGGGGGCTTCCCCGACGGCGTCGTTTCCGCCCTCTAGCGGCGGGAACCCCATCGCCTGCTGGCCCAGCTGCCCGGCCGCCGTTGGCACACTTTTGGCATACCTCCAGCTTGGCTCCTTGCCGCGCGCGAGCTTGGCGATGTCCTCGTACAGGTCGGCCTTCTGCTTCCGGCTGGCACGCGCCGCGGCAAGCTTCTGTTTCTTGGCCAGCAGAACGGCCTCCCTGCTCGACATGACGTTCGCCATGTAGATGCGCGTTATGTCGAGCGGCCGGCCGTGGGCGGGGTCGGCCTTCTCGTTCTTGAGCATCTCCATGAGCGTGATCATGACGCCTCCGCTATCTGGCGCTCGAGCTCGGCTATGAGCTCGTCATCGGTCTTCACGGGCTGCCACACCGCGGCACGCTCGACCTCCTGGGAGGTCTGCCCGCCCCGCGCCTTGCGGTCCGCATCGAAGCCGACCTGCTTGCGGCTCCAGTTGCGGGCGAGCGCCCACACGTCGGTCACGGGCAGGCCGCTCGGCAGCGTCCAGCCCTGCGCGGCGTAGTGGTCGAAGAACTGGCGGGCGTCGCCCCGGAGGCAGTTGGCGGCGAAGTACGCCTCCACGTCCTCCGCCGACGGGGGCTCGAAATCATCGGGCGCTTGACGGGCCGCGCTATAGCCCGCTAGGGCTATCTCCTTCTCCTTCTCTTTCTGTCGGCTACCCTCTCGCCTGCTGGGTCGGCTACCCCCTTGGCTAC